TTGGGTAACAGAACAAGTAGGCGATCTAGAAAATTTTACGCAGAGCAAGTAACCTGGGCACTTGCACAGATTGAAAGGTTCTTTGGCGACTCTATAAGCATAGATGCTTATTTGCAAATGTGTCACCAACTAGATCAAGAACCAGACCCA